CGCAAATTATGCCCGAGAGGATGCCGTCACGTAAACCAATTCCAAATTTTCCAAATTTCTTTGGCGGCGGACTCGGATCTATCTTTTCAAGGTTGATGAGAAATAATCCTAAATTTAGAGGTATTCAACGTATGCCTACGCCCCCTCTTCCAATTGCTCAACAACCAGTCCAAAAGTTACCTCAACCTGACTATTCAGGCATTCCAAGTCCTGATCCTAAATATGAAACTTTTGAAGATTATATGAATAGACCTATAGAGGAAGTAAGATTTGAACGTATGCCTATGCCTGTAGGAAGGGGAGTACCATTTACACCTCCTATGATGCCTAACAATATGATGGCGGAACCTTCTTTACCTATGAATTTTATGCCTGAAAATATGCCTATGGAACGGTTCCCTATGGAAAGACCAGGATTCGCAGGAGGTGAAGGCGTTGACATGAATATGATTATTGCAGACCAAGGTGCTAGAGAAGGTATGTCTCCTCCTGAAATGGCAGCACAAAGAATGAGAGAATTTCTAGGGGAAACAGGCAGAACTGTATCAGATAGGGATATAGAGTTGTTTGGTATGGGCGTTCTAAGTTTTGAAGACTTGATGCAAAGAGTTCAAGATTCAAACATGAAAAATATTCTAGGAGACTCCGGACGTACCATATCCAATATGGACAGGAACCTCATGCAACAAGAGCAAATGTTCTTCCCTCAATCTGAATCTCTTGACGACATACTTGAAGATTTAGAAAAAAAAAACTAGATAAACCTGAACCTCTTGGTAAAGCTACAGAACCTGTAGATTTTACTGAACCTAGAGAACCTTTAAATATCAAAGATGTAACCGACATTATCTTTGATCCTTTCAATCCCGTAGACTACGCCTCCCTTGGTGCTGGACCAGGAGGTAAGCTTGCTATATCTGCAAATAGAGCTAGGAAGTTAATAGATAAAATACTGGACTTGAGAAAACAAGGTAAAAAAGCCAATCAAGACTATAGAAGAGGGCAAGCTCAAGCTAATGCGAATGAACCTCAGGGTTACGACTTGATGGATAAATCTAGCAAGAAGATGCAAAATTTATTTGATCAAGAACAAAAAGCTGCTAAAGAATTATTAGATTCTAAACAACTGAAGGGGTTTAAAGAATTTGATGTAGATATGCATAAAGCGAGGTTAAAGTATGGACCTTTATCAGGTTTTAAAGGTTTAAAAAAAGACCCAAGAACAGGTAAAGTAATGTCTGATGCAGAAATAGATAAAATAGGAGAAGGAATAGCAACTCGTAATTTAGGTAATATGCTTGAAACCCTAGAAAAAGGTGGGAAACCTGCTAAAAATCTCAAGAAAATTGCTTCAAAAGTAGTAAATCTTTATGAAGAATCAGGTAAAAAAATACCTAAGTAATTAAAAAATATGTCTACTAGAGCAGAGGTACTTGAAAAACTAAAGACGGCAGCTTCCGAAGGTAATATTCGTGAAGCTTATCGTGAGTTTGAAGAACTGCCGATAGTAGATCAATTAGCTATTAGTATTTCTCCTGGTGTAGGAGATGCACTTGCAGTCTACGAAGTTGGAGAGTTTGCACAAAGAGGATCTGAAAGTTTAGAAGAGGACAGTTTTCTTGGAGCCTTAGGTAATTACGGCTTATCAGCGTTAGCCGCTGCTAGCTTGATACCTATCTTTAGATTCTTTAGGGGTGCTAGAGCTATAAAGTCTGTTCCTAAAGCAGAACCTAAGTTGTTAGAAGATTTAGAACCTACCAAGGTTGTAGAAGAAGCTACAAAGGATGTACCTATACCGAAGGTTGAAGAGTTCAAACCGTTGTCACTAGATGAGCAGATGTACCCAGGTACTATATTTGATAATAAAATAGAATACCCTGCTGATTTCCCTCAACCTAATTTTGCAACTAAAGGATTAACTTCAAAGGCCGCTAAGTTTGTAAATACAAGCAAGAAACTACCCAATCAGGGTAAAGCACAAGCGTTTATAAACGCAATGACAAAAGGTGGAGTATCAAAGGGTGAACTGAGACTACTTAACGTAATTGACGAGACGGGTGAAATCCATCCTAAGTTAATGAGTGAACTTGAGATAAGGAACCCTCAAGGAAAAATTACCCGACAAAGGTTAGCTAACTATATTAAATCCAATCAACAAGGTGCTTTAAGTAGAAGACGTGTAAATAATAATCAATTTGCAGAACGTGTAGATACACCTGGTGCTTCTGCAATAAAAGAAAACACTTATCACGTAAGAGGTACAGATAGAAAAGGCAGGTTTGATCACTACAGCAGTATTGATGAACATAAAGATAATTTTGTTTTTGACAGTATTGCTAATCTAGATTTAAGAGAAGCTGCTGGTGATATTGATTTAAATTCTATAGATAAAGTAAGAGGGTTTGTAGGCGGCAATAATTTGTTAAATATATCAAGAATCCAATCTGATTACGCAGAAGAACTTGGTGAGTTAGCTTCAAGAAATAAAAATGACCAAGTTGATCAGATTCGCATGTCTAGAGAATTTAACGATATTGCTGGAGAAGGTAGTGACATTATGAACTCTGATGCAGGAATGTTTATTAGAGATGCAATGT